GAAGAATTTAATGAAGTAGCTTTTGTTAAAGCTTGGTATATTTTATACTCTTTTGCTAATTCTCCCTTAGAAAAGTATTTTTTAACAATGTTAACCGCAGATGATTCTTTATTAGACATAATATCAGATGTTATCTGTCTAGTTAACAATTCAAATAATATACCCGTGTTTTTATATTTATTATGTTTTGGCTTCACGATGTTAATTTACTAGTTATAAATATGTACTTTTTATATGTCTTTGATATTTGATTCATCTAATAATGAAGACTTTTTATTATTTTTATCAAACACATTAGATTTTTTAACCATTTCTTCTAACATATATTTATTTTGCAAGTATATTGATTTAGTTGCTTCTAAGGCTAATGGTGATCCTCCTTTAGGTTCAGGTGCTCTTCCTTTATCTGGTTGTAAGTCTGTTGATTTACCTAATGGATCTTTTCCTAATACTCGTTTTTGAGTATTATAAACAGATGTTTTTTCTTGAGGTCTACCAACTGGGTTAGTTTCATCATAAGCTGGTGGGATGCCCATGTCATTTCTGCCTTTACCATACATTGAAGCTAAATCATGTGGTGTCCCATATGATTCTCCACTTGTTACAGGGTCATTACCTTCGTTTTCAATTTGAGATAATCTAAATATTCGTTTTTTATCTTCAATAACTAAATCTCTCATATCATCATATTTGTCTTCACTCATATGGAAGATATAATCATAAATGTAATCAGAAGGAAATAAACCAGTTTCTTGGATTTGTCTAGCTAAATCAACTTTTTCTTTCATTAATGCTACTCTTTCTTGATCATATACAATAGACGGAGTAGTTAATTCAAGTTCAAAGTTTGTTAAGTTTTCATCAGTATATCCTTGAGAATATAAATGTACTAACGCTATTTTAGTTAATTCAGATACTATAATACGTTGAATACGCTCAATTGTACGAGCAAATCTAATATCTTGTTGTGCTAATGTAGATTTACCTTCAACATCTGCTTCATACCCAATAAATGCTTTAGGTACTTTAACAGCAGCTAACATTTTATCTCTTAAGTAAACAACATCTTCAATAGCGTTATATTCAAGACCAGGTAAAGTATCTATTTTGGTTGATGTGTTTCCACCTTTTGTAGGGATGTAAAAATCTTCATTTACAGTCATCATATTATAACGAAGATTATATTCACCCGTTTTAGGATCAACATAAGGAGTACGTTGTGTTTGTCCTTTTAATTTTTCCATGTACGCTGGTATCTCATTTGGTGGGATATTTCCCGTATCTACGTAGTAAACTCTACGTTGTGGTGCTCTTAATATACGGTGAATTAACATAGCGTCTTCCATTAACGCTAATTGTTTAAATATTTTACGAGCGGGTTCAATATATGATCTTCCATATGGAAGGAAGTTATAGTCTCCTAGTAGTCTAAAGTTTGCAACTTCATAGTTTTGGAATACCATATCATCTTTATCAAGTCCTCCTAAAATACCCGTATATGAAGCATTTGGTTCAACTCTAAATTGAACATAAGATGGATTTTTAGGATCTAATCCTTCCTCTCTAATTACATTATATACATTTAAAGGAACTACTTGATATACACCATATTTTTCAGCGATATGTAAGTGTAAATAAAAATCCCCATACTTACACATTGAACGAACCCAACCCCAAAGGTTAAATTCGATATTAAGTACATCATAGAATAAATTATATAATATTCTTTGAATGTTTTCATCTGGTGATTTAATAGCTAATACTTCCCCAGCGCCATTTTTAAGTGTAGATTCGTCAGCAACAATATCTAATACAGATGCTATGATCGGGTCACCATCCATTACCTCGTAATCATTGTATAACTGAGGTCTTAATATTGTAAAGTTAGAATAAGGAGCATTACCAACATAAGTACCTAATCCTCCAGTATAGATGCGTTGATATCGCTCGGGGTACATATTTGTTTGTACTACCCCTGATGTTTGTATGTGGTCACTGTCGATTACTTTAACTTGATTTCCACCAACGTTTCTAATAATTACGTCGTTCGAAAATAATCTTTTTAATCTACCAAATAAAGATGTGTCTATCATATGTATAAATATTTATCCTAACAGCCAAGTAATGTCTTCATGACCTCCTTGTTCTGTTTGAATTTTCCATGGGTTATTATTATTATATCCTCTAGCGTTGTAGGGATTCATCATTCCTTTATCTACTGATATAGAGTTTACTATTGCTCTATCGTATTCTATATTTGATTTTCTAAATCTTAAAGCAGTGTCTCTTAAATATAAACCCATACTAAAAGACATTACTAAATCATCATTATATCCTTCTTGTGCTTGTGCTTTACTATTCTTCCAAATAAATACTTTCATTTCTTCTAGTAATCTTTTAGAACGAATAAAACATGCTTTTTCTTTAGTATATTCTCTAAATTTTTCAATCATTAAAGGACGTGTTTTTATGGATGTTGTAAAACCAGCTACTAAACTGTCTTGATTTTCATTACGTCTAGCCCATTGATCTGAAGTATATGCTTCTGTTTTAGGTGAATAATATAAATTTTTATATCCTCTATCAATTGCTGTTTGTACTGTATCCCAACCTACATTAGCGTTTTCTATAGCTAATAAAGCATCGTTATATTCCGCTGCTAAACCTACTAATAGATGTCCAAAATCACGAGTTCCTATTTGTCCTCTATATTCTGCTACTTGTGTTGTTGTTTCTAAATCAAATACATGACAGGCAGAATAATCTTTTCCATCTCCTCGAGCAACATCGGCTGTTACTAAGTAACTTCTATTATAATCTGGCTGTTCCCAGATCCATAAATTACCATCAACATTGCGTTTTTCGATAGGTTCCATTAAATTGGCTTCAATCCAATCAATTAATTCAGGTTCAAATACTGTATCTCCAGATGTACTAAAATCACAATCACATTCCTGAGCAGCCATTCTAAGTCCTAGATCTTGATTTTGTAAATTTCTCCAATTTTGATCTCTTTCTGGGTGTACTGTCCATTTTAATTTAATAGGGACGAATGAATTTGCTCCTAATTCTGATTTAGACCATGTTTGGTGAAACCAGTTTCCAGTACCATTAGGTGTAGATAATGCTATACATCCTCCACCCGTTGCTAATGTTTGTTGAGCAGAAGCAAATATTTCATGTATGTTATCAATAAACGCAGCCTCATCAATTATAAGTAAAGAAACGGCTTCTGATCGACCAGCATCACCTGCTGCTGAAGTTGCTTTTACTTGAGAACCATTTGGTAATTTAAGTAAGAGCTTGTTGTTCTCCAAGGGTTTTTCGTTTCCTTTTAACCAAGAAGGTAAGTTATCGTACATGAATCGTACTTTAGTTACCATGTTTTTAGCAGTTTCTTGTTTTGTAGCGATACAAAGTATATTTTTATCTCTTTGGAATAACATCATCCACAAAGAAAAACCAGCTACTAAAGTTGAGATACCTAGCTGTCTAGATTTTAAAACTATACTATAGTTATTTTTTTGGAACTGATGTAGTACACCATCTTGGAATGGATATAAATTAAATGGGATTCTACCTCTTGTAGGATGTTGGATCATGCAATACTTCTTCATGAAGTGAGCAGGATCAGTCATACATTTAATGTACTCCTGTTTAATTATATCTTTTATATTTTGGTTTTGTTCACTCATATAATCATTTATATATAAATATACAAAAAGGCCTGATGTTGTCAGACCTATTTGAGTTTATAATATATTATGTTATTTTATCAATAAATATGATGTAGTAATCATTCCTAAAAATGTTCCTATTTTCCAGAAAAATGATTTAGTTCTTTGATTTTTTAGTTCTTTATGTAAATCATCTGATAGTTTTTCGTATTGATTGATTTGAAGTTCTTGAGTATGAATTATTAATTTGTTATTATCATCTTTATCTTTATATAAACTAATAATTGTATCTTTTTGTGTTTCTCTTGCTTGTAATTTAATAATTTTTTCTCTTGTTAGCTTTAATTCAATCTCACAACCATCTCCTTTTATTAAATCCTTAACTGCTAGTTTAGCAATAGGAGTTTTAATTCGAACCTTTGTCGTATCGGTTTGTGAAAAACTGCTCAAGCTCGTTAGCAGTAAGAGTGTCAACACTATTAATTTTCTCATCTGTTTGTTTTTTTATTATAGATATGTTATTATCTATATGGTGAATTTCTTTTGTAATATTAATTACATTATTTTTTACCGAATCAATTTTTACGTCAATTTTTTTATTAACGATTTGTGTTGAGTCTATTTTAGTTTGAAGGGTTTCAATTTTTTCTTTGTAATCCTTTACATTAGTTTTAATACCATTTGTATTAAAAATATTATACAAACATAATAAAGTAATTATTATTAATACTATATCTTGTTTAGTTAGTTTCATTGTACATTTTAAGAATAACTTTAACTAAATCTTTAACATCATCAGGATGAACTACTATCTCTTGTCCATTATCTTGTGTCAATATCATAAAATTACCATCTTTTTTAACTTCAATTTGATATCTAGAACCTGGGGCAACATTAGCATTTATTTCATATATTTCATCGTAATATTTAGCCATTTCATCTCCAGATGAATCAACATCTTCTACATCTTCGATAATTGTATTATCATCATCATCCATAAAATCTTCTTCTTCTAAATTAACAGATTGTTTTTGTCTTAGTGTATTAGTTACTTTAGTTTTTTCTATTTGGGGTAGAGCATTATACGCTGGGTCTTTGACTACTGATGCTAGTGCATTTGGTCCAGTGTATAGGGTTTCACGTACTTTAGCTCGTATAGTTTCTTTTAATTCACTTACTTTCATATTTTATATATAAATGTTAATTTAATATAAATATTAAGTAGGAATCACTTCTAATATCTGTTTTATACGTTCTTCTGTTGTACCTGATATTGTATGTAAACTTTTAATTCTATGGTAATATGAATGACAAAATAT